GTCGCTGCGCCAGCCGGCACGCCAGCTGAAGCCGGCGCCGCGCCATTTCGTCTACTGCTGAGAGCCTGCCATGCCCATGCTGCCGCCCCCCTTCGCCAGCCCTTACGGGCCGCCCGCACCGAGTTCGGGCATCCCGGTGCCGGGAGCCCCCCAGGCCAACACCCCCCAGGGACAGGGCTACGGCCCCGCTGGCGGGGTTTCTGGCGCTTCCAGGGGGTTGGCTACCCCTGCGCCCGTTTTGCCCGTCCCAGGGGCCGGTGTGGCCCCGCTGGACGTATACGGGCGTTCGCCCTCGATGGGGCTGAACGTCGGCGGGGTGATGAACGTGCAGTCGCTCGCCCAGCTGCAGGCGCGCCAGCAGCGCGAGCGCTTCGACGCCGCGCAGGCGCAGAACAACCAGCCGGTGGTGGTGGCGCTGGCGGCGCAGCTGCGCCGGCACTGGCAGATCGCGCGCGACGCGCGGCTGCAGGTCGAAGAGCAGATGATGGACGCGCTGCGCTCCAAGCGCGGCATCTACGCGCCGGCCAAGCTGGCGCGCATCAGGGAAGCCGGCCAGTCTGAAATTTACATGATGCTGTTCGCTACCAAGGCGCGGCAGGCCAAGGCTCTCATCTCCGACATCATCCTGGGCACCTCCGACGACAAGCCCTGGACCATCAAGCCGACGGCCGACCCGCAGCTGCCGCAGGACGTGGTGCAGGTCATCCTGCAGGCCACCGAGAACGTGGTGGCGCAGGCCTCGATGATGGGGGTGCCGATGAGCCCGCAGGAGATCCGCCTGGGGCTGCGCGAGGTCAAGGAGGCGGCCACCGCGATGGTCTACGAGGAAGCGCAGAGCCGCTGCCAGAAGGCCGAGGTCAAGCTCGAAGACATCCTGCAGGAGGGGCGCTTCATCGAGTCGATGGACTCCTTCCTCGACGACATGATGGTCTACAAGACGGCGTTCGTGAAAGGCCCGGTGATCCTGAAGACCGGCACCCTGCAGTGGCAGCCGCAGCCCGACGGCTCGTCGACGCCCGTGGCGGCGTGGGAGAACAAGCCCTTCTGGCAGCGCATCGACCCGCTGATGATCTACCCCGCGCCCTGGTCGCGCTCGGTCGACGACGGCTTCCTGATCGAGCGCCACAAGCTCAGCCCGCAGGCGCTGTCGGACATGATCGGCACGCCCGGCTACTCCGACGATGCCATCAGGGCAGTCCTGGATCAATACGGGCAAGGAGGTCTTCAAGAATGGCTGCAGATCGACTCGATGCGCCAGCAGGTGGAGCTGAAGACCGGCGTCATCGGGCTCACGGCGCAGGAGGGCGACCTGATCGAGGCGCTGCAATACTGGGGTCAGGTGACGGGCAAGCTGCTGCGCGAGTGGGGCATGGGTCCCGACGAGGTGCCCGACCCGGCCAAGGTCTACGACGTCGAGTGCTGGCTGGTCAAGGACTGGGTCATCAAGGCGGTGGTCAACTCCGACCCGCTCGGCAAGCGCCCCTACTACGGCGCCAGCTACGAGCGCATTCCGGGGGCCTTCTGGGGCAATGCACTGTACGACGTGATGCGCGACTGCGAGGACATGTGCAACGCCGCTGCACGGTCGCTTGCCAACAACATGGCCGTCGCCTCGGGGCCGCAGGTGTGGATCAACAACGACCGGCTGCCGGTGGGCGAGGACCTCACGGCGCTCTACCCGTGGAAGATCTGGCAGACGACGAGCGACCCGATGGGCGCGGCCTCGCCGCCGATGGGCTTCTTCCAGCCGGATTCGAACGCGCAGCCGCTGATGGCCGTCTTCGACAAGTTTTCTCTCTTGGCCGATGAGGTCACCGGCATTCCGCGCTACATGACGGGCCTGGGCGGCGGCATGGGCGAGACCGGGCGCACCGCCTCCGGCACCTCGATGATGATCCAGAACGCCAACAAGACCATCAAGGGCCTGATAGCGCAGATCGATGTGTATATTACAGAGCCTGTCGTCACCAGCGTTTACGAGTTCGTAATGCGTTACAACCCGGACAAAGACATCAAGGGCGACTTGCAAGTTGTTGCCAGAGGGGCCTTGTCTCTCGTCGTGAAGGACGCCACCGCCCAGCGGCGGGCCGAATTCCTGGCGGCCACGGCCAACCCCATCGACATGCAGATCATCGGCATGAATGGGCGGGCGCAGCTCCTGCGCGAGCAGGCCAAGGCGCTCGACATGAACGTCGACTCCATCGTCCCGAGCCCGCTGCAGCAGGCCATGAAGGCGAAGATCGCCATGGCGCGCCAGCAGATGGCGCTGCAGGGCCAGCCGCCTCCGGCGCTGCCTGGGCCGCCCCAGGGTGGCCCGGAGCCTGCGGCCGGACCAGCGGTGCCGCTGCCCTCGGACGGTCCCAACGGCGGACGCACGCTGGCCAACGGCGAGCCGGTGAGCGAGGACTTCCAGAACAAGGCGCTTGCATAATGCAAGCTGAAGGTGTAAAAGTTCGGCACTTTGCCGACCGACTTTGACGCACAGCTGTGGGAATCGCTGGCACGCAACCACAGATTCCAGGCATGGCTCAAGGTCGAGCGGACGAAGTACACGACCGCGTTGATTCGCATGGCTGACGATGGGCAGATTCGGGTTCTGCAGGGGCGCCTGCAGATGCTCGACGATGTAATCAAGCTCTGCGAAGCAAGCGTCAAACCCTGACCAGCCTCGTGCACAGGACCCGTAATGCCATTGCCCAAGCAGATCCAGGCGCAACTCGACGCCGCCGACGCTGCCCTCAAGCAGGCCTATCCAGAGACCCATGGTCTCGTGGAGGCCCCCAGCTTGTCTGCCGCAGATCCGGTGCCGCCGATCCCCGTCGAGACCGTGCAGGCAAGCGAACCGCAAACGCAAGCGCAGCCAGAGCCGCCGAAGCAAACAGTCGAAGACTGGGAGCAGAAGTATCGAACCTTGCAGGGCATCCACAACAAGCATGTGGGTGACCTGAAGGGGCGGCTTGAGCAGCTCGAAGCGAGCAACCAGCAGTTGCTGGACAAGCTCAAGACTTCGACGCCGCCACCGGCACAAGCGCAACCGGCGTCTGTGAATCCGCAGGATGCAGAGACTTTCGGAGAGGACTTGGTCCGCATGATCCAGCGCACTGCCGAGCAGTTGCTGGGTCCGGTGACCCAGTCCGTCGAGCAACGTCTGGCTTCGCTGGAAAGCAACCTGCAAGGGACGAACAAGGTGGTCGCACAGACCGCCGACGACACGTTCTTCGCAGCGCTGCGCGAGCAGGTGCCCGACTTCGATCAGATCAACACGTCGGAACCCTTCCTGGCGTGGCTGGCCGAAGAAGACGACCTGACTGGCAGCCAGCGCCAAGCGGCGCTCAGCGCAGCGGGCAACGCCCGCGACCTCAAGCGCGTCGTGAAGGTGTTCAACGCCTTCAAGAAAGCGACGGGTGGCGGCGTGGATCCGCCGAGCGCTCCCGAAAGCCACCCCGCATCCCGGCTTGAAGCACAGGTTTCTCCGAAGTCCACCGGCAACGGCGCGACTCCGGCTGCGACCACTGCGAATGGCAAGCCCATGATCACGGTCGAGCAAGTCGAGCGGTTCTATGCGGATGTGCGGCGCGGGGCGTACCGGGGCAACGACAAACTGCGTGCGGACACGGAGACAGTCATCAATGACGCTCTGGCCGATAACCGCATCCTTCAACGTGGAGTGCATCGGCCAGCTCTTTAGGAGCGCTGGTCATGTCTACCGTCACCCCGGCCGCAACATTCCCCGTTGCGGCACCCTTCAACACGTCCCCGGCGTACTCGGGCACCTTCATCCCGGCCGTCTGGGCGGCCAAGCTCAACGTCAAGTTCTACGCCGCCAGCGTGTTCGGAGACATCTCCAACACCAACTGGGAAGGCGAGATCTCGGCGATGGGCGACAAGGTGATCATCAACACCGCGCCAACCATCGCCGTGAGCAACTACACGGTCGGCAGCGGCGTGACGTATCAGGTCCCGACGCCCAGCACGCAAGAGCTGAACATCGACAAGGGCAAGTACTTCGCCTTCCAAATCAACGACGTGCTGGAGTACCAGAGCAAGCCCAACCTGCTCGACATGTTCAGCGAGGACGCGGCGCAGCAGATGCGCATCGCCATCGACTCGACCGTCATCTACAACACGTTCACGCAAGGCGATGCGGCCAACAAGGGCACCACGGCGGGGGTGAAGTCGGCCAGCTTCAACATGGGCACGGACGCCGCGCCCGTGGCGCTGACGGCGGCCAACGTGCTGCAGAAGATCCTGGAGATGGCCTCGATCCTGGACGAGCAGAACGTGCCGGAGTCGAACCGCTGGCTGATCATCGACCCGATGACGCGCACGCTGCTGATGCAGTCCAACATCGCGCAGGCGTACTTCACGGGCGACGCCACCTCTCCGGTGCGCAACGGGCTGATCGGCATGATTGATCGCTTCAAGGTCTACGTCTCCAACCAGCTGCCCAAGGGCGCCGCAACGGCACCGTGGATCTCGGGTGACGGCTCGGAGAACTCCATCACGTCGGCCTCCGGCGTGAAGCGCCGCGCGATCATCGCCGGGCACACCAGTGCGATCACGTTCGCTTCGCAGATCACGAAGATGGAGACGGTGCGCAACCCCACCGACTTCGGCGACTACATCCGTTCGCTGAAGGTCTACGGCTACAAGGTCGTGGCAGGCGGCGGACTGGTGTTGCTGATCGCGTCCTGATCGACAAGGCCCCGCTCGGGGCCTTCTTTTCACTGGTGGGGGACCCATGGTCAACCTCGACGATTTCGCCACGCGCGTACATCTGTGGGTCACGGGCGCGCCTGCGCCGCTGGTAGCCACGGCCATCGTCGACGCGACGATCCAGTTCTGCGAAGAGACGCATGTGCTGCAGGTGGTGCCCGATCCGCAAGCCCTGCGTGCGGGCCAGGACGAATACGACATCGACCCGGTCTACCCCGGCATGACGCTGTCGCGCGTGCTCAAGGTCTGGTACGGGCCGGACGAGTTCTTCGCGCGCGGGCATCCGCTGTGGTGGGAAGAGGTCGATCCGAAGACGCTGCGCATCCACCCGATGCCCGACGAGAGCGCGGCACGCCACGAGCCGCTGATGATGCGCCTCGCGCTGAAGCCCGAGCGCACCGCCACGCAGCTGCCCGACGAGCTGGCGCGCGACTGGATGGACGCCGTCGTGGGCGGCGCCGTGATGCGCCTTGCGATGACGCCGGACCAGCCCTACTCCAGCGACGCCAACGCGCAGAAGGGGGCGGCCATGTACACGCTGTGGAAAGGCAAGGCGCGCTTCGAGGGGACCAAGCTGCGCATGCGCCGCGACCACAAGGTTGCGATGCGCAAGTGGGAGTAGGGTGCCATGAAGTCAGACGTCAAGTCCGTGCTGATGCCGGTGGTCACCATCCTGCAGGATGCGTCCAGCGTGCGCTGGACGGCCAACGAGCTGGTGATGTGGGTCAACGAGGCGATGACTTCGACCGCCATCCTGCGGCCCGACGCAACGGCGCACCGCATCGAGGTGGCGCTCACGGGCGGCAGCTACTACCGCGTCGATGACCTGCTGGGGGCGGACGACGCGAAGGCGCTGCGCTTCATGCGGCTCATCCGCAACACCGCGCCGCAATCGAAGCTCGGCTTCATCCGCTCGGCCAGCATGAGCGCGATGGACGCGATCCTGCCGACGTGGCGCACGGTGCCGACGAAGTACGACATCGTCAACTTCCTCACCGACCCCGAGGACACCCTCGGCTTCTACACCTATCCCGCCGCACCCTATCCAGACCCCAGCGCCACGCCAGCGGTGGCGCCTGCGAAGGTGGAGCTGATGTACAGCGCGATCCCGACGCCGATTGCGTTCGTGAGCGAAGGCAAGGTCTGGGAAGACGTGCAGGGCACGCTCGCGGTCGAGACGACGTTCGACACCGCGCTCATGGAATACGTGCTGCAGCGCGCCTTCAGCAAGGACAGCGAGTACGGCGGCAACGGCCAGCGCGCGGCCATGCACATGAACAACTACCAGCAGGCGCTGGCCTACGACGCCGAGGGTTCGGTGGCGGCCAAGATG